ATGAAGGACTCAATGCAAAGTTTGATGCTATCCTTGGTGCTTTCCAAGCACAGACTGCGGCAGCCGAGGAAGCATTAGACAAAGCAGAAACTGAAAGAGACATTGCTGCTGCACAAGAACAGTCTGATACTGCTGGTACAGAAGGATTTGATAGCATTGATGAATCGAAGATAGGAATTCCTGGATATATCAAGAGCTGGATGAAGAAAGCTCTTGGTAGACTTTGGAAAAGATTTGCTCCCAGAAAACTGCGAGCAATTACTAGACTTTTCAGGCAAAAAGTTTCCAGACTTCTATCTAGATTTGCTCCAAGAAATGTTGCCAGAGCATTAACAAGAAGAGTATTTGGTTCTGCTGCCCAGGCAGCGGGAAGACCTGCAGCTCAAGCAGGTGCTCGCGGTGTTGGTAGATACGTTGGAAGAAAGGCACTGCAGATAGGTGGCAGAAAACTAGCGCAGAGTGCAGCAGTACAAGCAACCCAGCAATTTATTAAGAAAGCAGCACTGGGATTGATGCGCCCTATTATGCGCCGCATTCCTATCCTTGGTGGACTGATTGACTTTGCTGTGTCTCTGATGTTGGGTGAGGATCCTGGTAGAGCAGCGGCAAGAGCAGTTGGTGGTGCACTCGGTGCTATTTTAGGTTCATTTATTCCTATTCCATTTGCTGGAACTATTGTTGGTGGTATTCTTGGTGATCTGGTAGGTGGAGCTCTCTATGATGGAATTACTGGCGGTGTAAACAATGATGTTAAAACACCACGGGGAGAAGCTGATAATGCTGTTCGCGAAGGACTGGATAAAGCGGAGAGTACAAAGGATATGTCTCCTGGTGACAAAGAAGCACTAGTTCAGGGGACTAGAGTTCAAGATGCTGGCGGAAGTGGTTCTGTAAACAATTTAGATAATCAATATGTAGATCCATTAGGACTACATTCTACTCCAGGTGGAGCGTTTGAAACTGGTGGACTTACCAAGCCTGGTTGGGCAGTTATGCATGGAACCGAGGCTATTATTCCTGCAGATCAGTATGAAGCAGGCACTGATAATCAAGACATGGCAGGCAAAGCACTGTCACCTATTGGCGGTGCGTTGATTGGAGCATCGGCTAGTTTCTTGACACAAGCTGGACCAGCAGCAGCATTGATTGCTCCTATGTTTAAGCAAGTTGCTGGATCTCTAACCAATGTCTTTGATGTTCCTACTACACTAGCGCAGACAAATGTTGGTGGATCGTTTGCTGGTGTTGATAGCACACTTAAAGATGCTAAAAAGAAATCCGAAGATGAGGATGAGAATATAGATCCAGATGAGTTTGGACCTGAAGGTGGTACAGTGAAAGGCAACGAGTCTATCCTTGAAAAGATGAAGGGAAACATTACTGATTTCTTCGGTGGTGCTTTGAAATTATTTGGTATTACTATGCCAAATGAAGTTGATGTTGGTGATGGGATTGGAACTGGTGGAGATGTGGGTGGTGATGGTAAGTTTATCCAAGGTAATTCTGGCGCATCATATGGCATTCACTTTCACATTGCTCCAGGAAGTTATAAAGATGGTAACATCACGTCTCCTGGTGGTAACGCTGATGCCAGAGCAGTAGCAGAGAAAGTAATCAATCACTACAAAGGTAAAAAAACTATCTACATTGGTAGACTGGGACAGTATGTTCAGGAGTCTGACAGTCCAGCAGATATCAAACGGAAAGTGAAGAGGGGACAAGAAGTACACACTGCAGGTGGATCGCAAGGAGGTATTGACTTGCAGATTGGTGGTGCAGATTATCCAGGAGCAAAGGTTCCTTTCCCGCTTAAGACTGAAGACTTGAAGTACCGCACTGGTGGTTTTGGTGTCACAGCTAAAGTTTCTGGCGCTAATGCTTCAGTTGCCCATGGATTATATGATGAGAATGGTAGTAAAGCACCACAAGAAGGAAGTAAACTGTATGGTGAAGGTGGAGACACTCCATCAACAGCAACAAGTATTATTGTTGGTGATAAAGGAAAAGAAAAGGTCATGAAGAATCTGGTTGCTTCTTTCCAACCAGTATCTGACATGCTTGATGCATACAATGCTTCTACAACTACTAGTGAATTGATTCAAGCTACTAGACAATATACACCAGAGATTCTTATGTATGATGAAGAAGAAGATGATGAGGATGGTGGTGGTCCCATCATTATCATTCAGGAATCTCCTTCACCACCCCCAATAATTGTGGGTGGACCTATGATGATGTCAAAGAAAAACTCAAATGCATCTAATACTTTATTGATGCAAAAGTTACTTGCTTGAACTAAATAACACTACTAGGACTAGCAAATGGCAGCAGGAACAGAAGGCTTTACAGATACAACAGGAGGTCAGACTCATCTTGGGTCACTGATCTCCAAAGCTATTGCTGCGCGTAGATTTGCTGAAGATGAGAGGAAGTTAGCAGAAGAGAAGGCAAAGAAAGCAGGCTATGATAGTCTGGAAGAAATTGGTGTAGAGAAAGGATACTTTTTTAAGGCAGCACTGAAGAGTAAGTTCGGTGGGTCATATCTATCAGGTAAGAAGCAAGACATTAAGGCAGCAGTTGATCGTGTCAAACTGCTGAAGAATCCGAAGGCACAGTTCTGGAACTTTGTAGACAACAGAGACGCCGAGGGTAAAGAGATCAAGAAACTAAACGAGGTCGAAAGATTTCGTAAACAGTTTGATAACTACGCATTTGTTAGTGCCAAGAGACCACCAGAGAAGGAAGCGAAGGCAGAGACAGAGGTAGTACCCAAGAAGATGTCTCCCTTTGACCTTGAGCAGGCGAGGAAGGCTGTCACTCAAGAGAGGATGCTTGCCAAGACGGAGGAGAAGACTGCCAAGGCAGCGTCTGGTGGCGGCGGTGGTAGAGTGTCGAGAGAGGATATTCTTACTGCGGTGTCTGCTATTGCTTCATCACTTGAGAAGACAGCACAGTCTATCAATAATACTATTGGTGAGACTAAAGTCATTGCTGATGGTGTCCAAGCAATCAAGACTGATGTTGTCACCCAGTTGAGTGAGAGAACTGATAGTATTGAGGCAAAGCTTGATGCTATTGTTGCTGCTATTAATGCACAGACAGCACTTCAAGAGAAGATGACTGATGATGCGGAAACTTCAAAGTCTATGGCAGCAGCGAAACAACAAGGAGATGCTGCTGACTCTGGAGACTTTGATGATGTAACTACTGAAGTAGACGAGAGTCTTGATGATAAATCCGATGCAGAATTGAATTTAGGTGAACCAAGTCCTGCTGCTACATCTGCACAGGACATTGAGTTCCAGCAGCAAGATAGGTACATGCCTCAAGCCGAAACAGGTGGTATCATTTCTGGACCTGATGAGGGATACCTTGCCAAGTTGCATGGTGATGAGATGGTCATCCCACTTGACAATAACTACACTCAAGGTCAACCTAGTGCCATGGATGGTAAGGTCAGACCTGTACCAGAGACTCCTGCAGTTCCTAAATTTGAGACAGGAACTCCATCAAAACCACCAGCAACTTCATCCCTTGGAGGTAAAGTAGGATTTACTAGTCTCAATCTTGGTATGGGGTCAAAATCTAGTAGTGTTGCTGACTCTATGGCACAACCACTGATGGATGCTATGTCATTACCTATGATGGTTGCTGGTGGTACTATCTTGTCGTCAGTCAATCAATTAATTACTCAATTAGGACCAGAAAATTCTGATGTTGCTGGTGAGGTAGCTAAAGTTGCTAGACCTATTGCTGATGTCTTTGGACTACCAAACAACTTGGTGAACAAAGCAACTGGTGGTATGGGGAGAAAAGAAGGTGACGACAAAGATGGTAGTGGGAAAAGAGGAACAAAGGATAAGAAGAAAGGATTTTTCAGTAACTTATTTGATAAGTTAAAGAAGCTTACTACTGGAGGTCGCCGTGGAGGTGGCGGTGGTGGTGGTGGTGATCCTGGAACTTCTCCAAACTTTACGGGAGAAGGTGGTGACATGACAATGAATTACCTTATGTCTCAAGGTTTGACAAAAGAGCAAGCAGCAGGTGTTGCTGGAAACTTACAGCAAGAATCAACTTTCAATCCAAGAGCAGATAACACTGGAACTGGAGAAAATGATACAGAGGGACACTTTGGAATCGCTCAATGGGATAAGGTGCATCGTTGGCCAAAAATCAAAAAATGGATAGTGGACCAGGGTCTAGATCCATATAGTTTGGAGGGACAACTTCAAGCAATGGTTTGGGAGGCAAAACAGAGAGGAGACTGGTCAAAACTTAAAGAAGTAACAGATGCTGACGCTGCTGCCAGAAGTTGGTTGCAAAACTTTGAAAGATCTGGCGAACAACCAGGAGATCCTGGCTATGATGCTAGAATTGCTAATGCTAGAATGTGGGCAGAAAAAGAACTTGTAACTGCAGGTCCAACTGAACCCTCACCAACACCCAGTAGTAATTCAGATGCTGTAACACCAGAAACTTCTCAAGCAGTTACTCAAAACTTTGGAATGAGAACTCATGATAAGATGAAGTTCATGCATAAAGGTGTGTTGTATGAAGCATATAAAACAACCAAAGGATTTGATTTATTTAAATTGGGTGGTAATTTGTTTGGAGGCACGCCAGTACCTCCAAGTGATCCTACACATGCCGCTGTCTTGCAAAGTTTTATAAAAACTGCTAAAGAAAAAAATAAAAAAAATAGTGCTGCAAATATACAACCACCTGCTGCTGCTAGTGGACAGACTGCGGCATCAGCAGCAACTGCACAGCAACAATCTTTACAACCACCAGAAAGGAGAAGAAGAACTCAAGGTTCAACTGCTGGTGTTGCTAGGTTAAATAGTGAGAGACAATCATCTTCTTCAACTTCTAGACCACCTGACTCGTCATCCGCCTCTGTTCCAGAGGGTAGTGATAACAATTTAGATGGTGCATACACGTCAAGACCAGTAACTTCTTCATAATATGGCGCAACACGAATTACAATACGCTGCTAGTTTTAAACCAAAGAGTGTCGTCATCAAGTCCATTGGTGGTGATGAGAAAGATATCATTGACATGGTGCAGACTATGCACTACTTTGAAAATATAAATCTGCCTACAAGAGAGGCAACTCTTTTGGTTGCTGATTCTGGTGAAAACTTGATTGCTAGTCTACCTATTCAAGGGTATGAAGACATCACTATAAAACTGGAAGCAAATGATATGGATGATGATATTGAATATACTTTTAAAGTTTTTCGAGTCTCTGATAGATCAAGTTCTGATCGAGTGCAGTATTATAAATTAGGATTGATTTCTAAAGAAGCTTTAATCAATGAGACAGTTCGGTTGCCAAAGTTGTTGACAGGTAAACCAGATGCTATTGTCAAGAGTTTATTGTCAGATAATTTAAAGACAGAAAAAGAAATCAAAACAGATCCTGCTTTGTTCCAGGTTAAATTTCATCCAGGTAAGAAGACACCCTTCTCAATTATCAAGGGGTTGTTATCAAAATCTGTGGCGCAAGATGCAGAAAATAAAACTACAGAATCATCTGGCGGCACTACATCAGATGGTCAAGGAGGTGTCGCTGACATTGACTCTGGTGCTTATGGAAAGATGAGTGGTTCTGCTGGTTATTTTTTCTATGAAAACTATGATGGATATCATTTCAATTCCATTGATAGACTCAATTCTTTGGAGAAGAATCCCCCAGTCATTGAATTGTATCAAGAGAATGAGGGATTACAAAACTCGGCTAGAAATAAAATTATCAAGATTGATTTCAGACAAGAGATTGACATGCTCACCAAGTTGAGGATGGGAACGTACTCTTCTGTCGTGTGCTTCTACAACTACAGCACAGGAGCATACGAAGAGTATGCATACTCGCTCAAGGATTCTTTTGAAGAGATGAGTCACCTTGGATCGCAGTCAGGTATGCTCAAGGGACAGGCAGATCTGGCATCGAAACCCACAAGAATCATGTCAGCACTGATTGATCATGAGACATGGTTTGATGGCACTGAAGTAGCATCACCCGAGAAGAAAGATGGTGGCAGCAATGCCGCCGAGTTCCCTGACTGGCAGAAGAGTTATGTTGCACAGTCTATCTCTAGATTAGAAAGTTTAAACAATCAAGAAGTAAAGATAACTATTCCACTTCATCCAGAATTAAAGGTGGGTGAAACTGTTGAAATTTTTATTCCCAATATGATTCCTAGTAAGGATAGATCTGAAGAGTCTTGGGACCCAGAACACAGTGGTGTATATCTTATTGCCAAAGTGAATCATGCATATGATTTTAAGAACATCAAAGGCAACACCCACCTCACTCTGATCCGCGACTCTTATGGTCGTAGAGATGGTGATTCAAAGGCTGAAACTGCCTAATAAATAATCTTGTAACTGCTGCTCGGTATGGATCCCGTATTATCATCATTAATGCAGACAAATCAGGTGGGAGATGATGGCTTCCACTGGTGGATTGGTCAGATTGAAACATCTGGTACTGATGATCCTAAAAAGTCTGGTAGGTATCGTGTAAGAATTATTGGTCACAACCTCAAGGATACTACTGCAACGAAGGACTTACCTTGGGCACAAGTCATGCTGCCAGTCACCACACCCTTCAGTGATGGTGGTGTCACTGGTGCTACTGTAGAACTACGAGCAGGTAACTGGGTCACTGGATTCTTCCTTGATAAT